GCAGGACAATATTCCTTATGAACTGCTGCGTTATATTGATAAGGGTTGCAGTCTTGTGCCAGGGGCAGAACGCATTAGTGATTGTATCTTCCCCTTCCCCCTTCCAGAATATTTTAACAACGCCAAGATTCAGGGTAATCGTATAGTTTACGAAGATATTATCGACATTGAGTTGCTTGAGTCTAATGCTGACGCTGGTGACATCCCTGAGATCGAATATGAAGATGATCCCTTTTTGGAGGTTGGCGCGGTATCGACTAGGCGGAGAGAACGCCTAGAGGGGGAGTTGAAAAATATTTTCTCTGAGGGGGGTCTTTATGAGCGTGATCGCACTAGAGGTGTAACGCCACCCCTGCAAGAGATGAACATTCCTGAACAGGTCAAACAAGACCCGCTCGGCGCAGACTTTACTGGACAGATGAGGCCGGTAGATGAGTAAAAAGACGCGCGCTGGTATTAAGAACCTCAAGTGCAATAAACCGAAACGAACTCCTAGCCACCCAAAGAAGTCGCACGTTGTGAAGGCTTGCGAGGGAGGGAAGGAAAAGATTATCCGTTTTGGTGAGCAGGGTGCTTCTACTGCTGGCAAGCCGAAGGCTGGAGAGTCAGCGCGCATGAAAGCAAAGCGGCGTAGCTTCAAAGCGCGTCACAGAAAAAACATTGCCAAAGGCAAGATGTCTGCGGCATACTGGGCTAATAAGGTTAAATGGTGATTTAGATGGCTGACTTTAAATTTACGCTACCAACTTCTTCTTCTTTAATTAAAGAAACTACGAAAAAATATAAGAATTCCTTTCAGAAAAAAGTGACTGACTTTGGTGAGGGGGGTGCAGGTTCTAGCCGCTTTACACAATACAACCAAGGCCTTCGTTTCCAGCTTGACGCTAGTAAAAAAACGTTACTTAAGGCTGCTAGAAAAAATGTAGATGCGATAAGAAAGTCTGATTTGTCTGTTCAAGAAAAACAAGCAAAGAAAGCACAACTTCAAGAACAAGTTAAAAAAATTGGTGGTGAATTAACTGCTGACTTTAAAAAAAGGTTTATTGATTTATCTAAGAAAGAGGCGAAGAAGTAATGCCAAATGTAGCTGGAAAGAAATACCCATACACCCCTGCTGGCATTAAGGCGGCTAAGAAAGCTGCCGCCAAGAAGAAGGGGAAAAAGAAATCAATGTTGAAAGGATATGGTAAATGAGCAAGCTTTATAAAATTGATGGTTCGGAATACATCAGCAAAGATTATTTCGTTCTTCCTGATGGTCGCCCCCACTCAGGCAAGTCGTTCACCACTGATAGTGTTCGTCTCTTCACGGAAGAGGAACTTACTGATCGCGGCGTGAAGGCAGTAGCCCATGTGCCGGAGAAGCGCGTTCAAAAAGTAAAAACAAAAAACACCCCCACCTCCTTGCGTAAGTTGAAGGAAGAAGAGAATGGCGGTTAATGAAGCCGGAAACTACACCAAGCCGGGGATGCGTAAGAATCTTTTCGAGAAGATTAAACGCGGTGGCAAAGGTGGCTCACCGGGGCAATGGTCTGCACGCAAGGCTCAGATGCTCGCGCGTCAATACAAGGCTCGTGGTGGAGGCTATACTAGCTAATGAAAGCCCCGCAAAAATCACTCCGCGCTTGGACAAAACAGAAGTGGCGGACTAAATCAGGCAAGCCTAGCACCCAAGGGCCGAAGGCTACTGGTGAACGCTACTTGCCAGAGAAGGCAATCAAAAGCTTGAGCGATGAAGAGTATGCTCGCACCACCGCAAAGAAACGTGCGGCTCGTCGTGCTGGCAAGCAGTTCTCAAAACAACCGAAAGGTATTGCTGAAAAGACGCGGAAACATCGTCGTGTCTAAGCAAGAAACTCGCAAGCTTCGGAGAAAAGCAATCAAGATGCAGAACAATAGTTCGCGCAAGATGCACTTTTCAGAAGCTATGCAGGAGGTAAGGAAGGTAACAGATGAGTTTTCTACACGCAATTAGTGAGCAAGAGCGTCGAGTCTTACGCAACATAGTTAAGAAGGTTCACCTCAAGCATCACCCCCAAGAGTTCTGCACTGACTATGAAGCTGACAAGCTTATCTCGATTATCGCTCCTGATGTGGTTGAGCGTTTAATCAAAGTCGGCGTGGATCATAAAATTGACGAACTTTAAGTATAAGCCGGATGGCGATGTCCTAAAGGAGTTTATGAAAGATGATACTTTCTTTCGTGGTATTCGCGGCCCTGTTGGTTCTGGTAAGTCTGTGGGCTGCTGCGTTGAAGTATTTCGCAGGGCATTAGCACAGCAAAAGAATGATGATGGCATACGCCGTTCTCGTTGGGCTATCATTCGTAACACCAACCCACAGCTAAGAACTACGACTATCAAGACTTGGCTTGACTGGTTTCCCGAAGACCAGTGGGGAAGGTTTCAATGGTCAGTCCCCTATACGCATCACATCAAGCAAGGCGACCTAGACCTTGAGGTTATCTTTCTTGCTCTCGATAGACCAGAGGATGTAAAGAAACTTCTGTCATTGGAGTTGACTGGCATTTGGATTAACGAGGCGAGGGAATTGCCTAAGTCAATCATTGATGCCTGCACCATGCGTGTTGGTCGTTTCCCCTCTATGCGAGATGGAGGCCCCACATGGACTGGCGTGATTGCTGATACCAATGCCCCAGAAGAAGACCATTGGTGGCCTATTATGTCTGGCGAAGTTCCTGTCCCTGACCATATTTCTGCTGATGAAGCGCGTATGATGGTGAAGCCGGACAACTGGAGTTTCTACACACAGCCTGCGGGAATGGTAGAAGAGAAAGATAAAGAAGGCTCTATCCAAGATTATGTGCCAAACAAACAGGCAGAGAATCAAAAGAACATGATGAAGAGCTACTACCCCAACCTTATCAGGGGTAAGACTAAAAGCTGGATTGATGTCTATGTTATGAATAAGCTAGGACAGATAAATGATGGGAAGCCAGTATATCAAATGTTTGCACCAGACTTACACATCGCTAAAGAAGAAATACCTGTCGCTGCTGGAGTTCCGGTCTTTATTGGTCTTGACTTTGGGCTTACTCCTGCTGCTGTGTTTGGTCAGCGTGTTCGTGGTCGTTGGTTGATACTTCAAGAGATTGTTGCTTTTGACATGGGCATTGTGCGGTTTGCAGAGTTACTTAGGCAGGAGATTGCCACACGCTATAGTGGGTGTGAGGTAAATATTATTGGTGACCCTGCTGGTGACTTCCGCGCGCAAACGGATGAAAGCACTCCGTTCCAAGTGCTTCGGGGTGCTGGTCTTACTGCGCGTCCAGCACAATCCAACGATGTTTCCTTGCGTATTGAGGCTGTGGCTGGCACACTTAACCGTTTGGTTGAGGGCAAGTCGGGTATCTTAATAGACCCGCGATGCAAGGAGTTGATCAAAGGTTTTGATGGTGGCTATGGGTATCGGCGTATGCAGGTGTCCGGCGAGCGTTACGATGACAAGCCCGATAAGAATAGGTTCTCTCATATACATGATGCTTTACAATACTTAATGCTTGGTGGTGGTGAAGGCCGTGAAGTCCTCGGAAATAACAAGACCGCTAAACCGTTTACTATGAAGCGGGACTTTGATATATTTACACGGAAACCCAAGCAAGCGAAACAAAGTTTTTGGAATAGGATGAAGTAATGGGCAGACCTACTCAATTAGATGCACAGCGCAGAGAGGCTAGTAGGCAAAGACGCATGAAAGAGTATAATCTTGGTGCTGGCTTAGATCCAAGAACAAAAGAGCTTACTGATAAACTTTATCAACCCACTAGATTTACAACTATGAGCAGGCGAGGTGGCAACACCGAAGAAAGCTTAAACAAAGCCGCATATCAAAAAAATGTAAGTTTTATTCAAAAATACTCTGTTCCGGAAACTATGTTTGCCGAAGCTGCTGCTGCTGGTGTTGACCCAAGAACCATTGAGGCATTAAGAAAACAATCTGACAAAGCCAGGGCGGATGCCTTAGAAATACGCCGTAAGTCTCGCTCACCGGGAATGGTTGGCGCAGTG